TAGGAAGTTAGTTCAGTGCTAGTTGCAGCCGTAGGAGCTTTAACAATAGTACCTGTAACTGGTACAGAATATACGCTCCTTGCGGAATCAGCAGCTCCATCACTCGTATCATATGTAGCATAAGAGGTACTACCCTTAGAATGCACAGTATCAATACGAACAAGAATATAGTCATCAACATCTACTGAAGTAATTTCAGCAGCTGAAGCTGTACTATTATTCAATGGAACTTTTAAAACCTGGTCTTGCATAAGAAATCCAGGTTCAGTTCCTGATTGTCCAACTAGTATGTCATTCGCAGAATTACCAATAGAACTGCCAATATTACCACTTGATTTGTAGTCAGTAGCTAAGTAAAGCTTAACTTCTTGACCAGCAGTCGTGGTTAGAGCGGCAGATGAAGTATCTGTAAGAGTTGCGTCATTAACTGTCTTAGTCCCACTTTTCGTGAAACCAACAACGTACGCATATCTCTTATGATAAGATGGTCTACGTTCTGTGAATTTAAACTCGGGGTCATCGGTAGGCTTTTTTGCGACTTTAGATACAAATCGGAAGAAAGGGTCTTGAGCTATCGCTAACTCAGAAACTCTATCACCGAAACTGTATTTTCGTCTAAGGTCACCTGTGTCTTTTGAAGTACCATCAGACCATGTTGCCACATCTGAATAAGTACTTGCACCAAATACATCAGCCATATTATCACCTTTTATTTAATCGTTATGGCTTAAAGTATTTTAAAAACTAAAAGATTTTAAAAACTAAAAGCCTTTTCCAATTCGCTTTCAGCACCTAATAAGGATTCAAATACTCGGTCATCAGGAGATTTCTCGACCTGCGCTCCGCCAGTGGTTGCAAGGGAGCTTGGAATATCTTGTACTTCACGCATTTTATTGCGCATCTCATTTCTTGTTTTACTAGCTATCTTATTATCACGATTCTTACGATTCATTAAATAATAAATATCTTCTAATTCAAGAGATTTAGACTTTGCGAAGTCAACGAACGTTCCCCACTCTTCGTCATCCATCTCATGATTTTGACGAAAAGATGCTTCTTTTGCTAACCTATGATTCTCAGACCTCTGTCCTTTTAAAGCTTTTCCAAGCCTACGTTGGACAATGCCATCAATCGTGGCGCCAAGTACTTTTGCGGAATCCGATTCGGGAGTCCCAAAAGCATCTTCGGCATCAAACACGAAATCTTCTGGAAGGTTGAGTTGTTGAGCCATATTCTGAGGTGTCTGTCCACCACCCTCAAAATAATTCCTCACATGAGTAATTAAATTGGGGTCATCTCGCATAGCATCAAGGATTGGCATATAAGGTTCTATCTCTTGGAGTTTTCCATTGAGCCTTCTAGCTTCTCTGCTTGAATCACTATACCTTTTTTGCATCGTTTCAACATCCACCACTTCTGGGTTTGTTTCAACATGCGGTTGAACTTCACTGGGGCTCGTCAGTGTGTTATCACTATTAGAATCCGAGGTTAGCTGCGAAGTTTCGTCTAATATCCCACCATTAACACTTTCATCGAGAGCTGCGAAAAAATCATCGCCACCTCCAATGACTGCGTCAACTGCTTCGGGATTTGGATTTGTAGTCTCTAATTCGGGGGCCATAACGGCGTTGCCTTGTTCTTGAGCCATACGTTTTTCTCCATTTTATTAATTTGATAAATTATAAACTTTAATGCTAAAGTTACAACTATTCTTTTTCACTCTGCTCTTTATCTTGCTTTAAGTCGTTTCTCATCTCATCACGAAGTCTTTGGAACTCAACTTTCAACATTCCTTTGAGTAATTTCTGTTGTGCCTGCGTATCTATTACATCTTTTCTTATTTCATTGGAAGCTTGTCCGACCTTCATTCTAATACCAGCCTGTACAAGTTGACGTTCTAATGTTTCAATAGTTCCATCTTTATCTTTCATAGCTTCTTCCATTGAAGATAATTGTCCTTGAAGTTGTGAATATACTGACTTCCTTTCGACAATTCCTTCTTTATTTCTAATATCTGTTTCAGCTATCATAGCAATATCATCTATTAATCCAGCTTGGAACCACCTAAAGTATTCTTCTAATAATGCCCATCTGTTTACAGGCATCGTAGCTCCTGATACTATCCTTACATCAAATCTTGCAGTGGAATAATCTTTATATCTTCCTATCGCTTCTCCATAATCATTATAAATAGGTATATTAATTTTAACTTCTTTTTCTTCTTGAGGCATCTGACCAGCTTCAGGCTGTGTAATCCTAAATACTTTTTCAATCGTATAATGTTTTTGAGCCATTTGCTGAAATACTCTACCTAAATGTTCTAAAGCAGGTTCTACAATACTACCCATCCATGCTTTTAATCTTCTAGTTCCAAACTCATCATTTGCAAGTAACCCTCTATATGTTTCAGGCTGCTCTTGTGTAAATCCCATCATCGCAGATGGTACTCCACTTATATATTCTGCATCTGCCTTTCCTTCTTGCACTACTGTATAAAAAGCATTGTTGATTGGAGCCGGTAATACAGGAGTTGGAGATGCAAAACCTTGACGATACTTTAATAAAGCACCTGGCGAAGATGAATATTGTTCCCATTCTTCTTCAGGGACTGAACCTTCTTCATACATCCATCTAAGATTAGAAGCGAGGTTTGCATTATGTAACATAATCTGATGAGATTTATTTATCTCTTGTTGTTTACCAATAAGAGGAACAACTGCACTCATAGAATATGGAGTTCCACTGTACATATATGGAACAGGAACTATAGGATATTCAGTAATTGGTAAAGTATATTCATACAAGAATACATCATCACCAACTGTGCAAGTTAATATAACTCTATTCTCATGAAACTTTATTGCATCAACAATATTTCTACTGGCATCACTTGATTCTAATATTTTATAATCAGACTCACTCATTATCTGTTGTGAAATAGTAGTAGCAGCATCTTGAGCTTCAGCTGTTAATTGCATCCTTTGTTCTTCAATAGCCTGAATAGCCATCTTTTTAGATTTTTCTAATTCTAACTCAGCTCTTTCAGGTACCATTTCACCTGCTTGTACAGCTTCTTGGAGTTGAAGTTCTTTTTCTATTAATCCTACTTCTATCTCTTTTTGAAATTCATCTAGCTTTTCTTCTACTTGTTCTTTTATAACATCTAATTCTGCAGGACTCAGTTTTACTCTAATGAATACATTTCGATATGCAAATTTCTTCTTAGAATATGTTTCATAGTATGGAATAATATCTTCATCTTCAGCATCTAAGTTGACACCCATTGTAATATCTTCAGGCTGTATAGAGAATGATTCTTCTGTATCTCTCTGTGAATATGATACAATCTCAGTACTTCTTGATACTTTCTTTATCTTAGCTTCGTGGTCAGGTAGCATATTTATCAAACTTGACCTTGAAAGATTCTTTCTAATTGTTACAAAAGTTGCATCTCTAAATAAGAAATCTCTACTGGCAGGGTCAACATACACATCATATGGTTCAATTCTTTTAAATTTAACTTCTCCCATTCCACGGTCATCATCTCTATCTATATCTACAAGAAAATATCCTACTCCTTTAGTTAGACTATCAAGAGCTACTTGACTATATAAAGATTTACCATTAGACAGATACCAACAATAATCTGCAATATCTGAATGAACTTGAGCAGCATCAACATCATCTCCTGTGGCTCCGACTGCTTTCCATCTTGGATTGTTAGCAGTAACGAAATACTTCATAATCTCTATAATAGGAGTTACTCTATTAATAGTGAATGTAGGCATCCCTGCTTCTTCTAACGAATCTACTTCTCTTTTTGAAAGTTGTTCATTTAAATAAAAGTCAAAACCTTTTTGGCTAAGAGCCTGCCATCTTTGTCTATGACTATTATTCGCCCTTTCCCAAAGTTGTTTATTGGTTTGAGCTCTTTTCTTATTTGTCATTCTTGCCATTTTATTAATTTATCCTTCCATATCTATCTCTTGCGTATCTACGAACTTGTTCGGTAATATCTACTGGGCCCCTCAACGTTGGTTCTAAAAATTGCCCATACGTTTCATGATATAATTTTGGGTCTTGAGCAAATCTAACATCTTGGTATACTGTTATACCTTTAACATCTGCAATAGGAAGCCCTCGTTCAAATATAGTATGAAGGTCTTTACCTTTCCTAAGAACTGCTTTTCCCAAAGGGTCTGTATACAAAGCTTGTTCAACTCCAAAATATGGGTATTCACCTGGGTCAAATCTACCCATACCCATTGCTTCTCGTCTTATTGCCCCAGCTGTGGTTTGAACATCATATAAAGCCCTATCTCCTCCAAACGATTGCATCCTACTCCCTATTCTAGGAACTTGATAAGGTTCTGGGTATCTTGGATAACTTGCCGGTTCTTTAGTAGAAAGAGCAGCCCAGTACGGCCTTTCCGTTCCTGCTCTAAAACCTGGATAATCTCCTCCTCCTTGTAAGACAGCTCTTCCTTCTTTAAACCCAACAATATCTGCCATGCTTAAACCTAATTCAGTTCCTCTTTTAACATTAACAATCTCACCTAAAAAAGGAATAGCCCCGATTGCAGACAACCCCATATTACGCCAATCTCCTTCTGTGGCATACAAAAGTGCGTCAAGAGCATCTGCGGGAGGTAAAGCTATACCAAGTGATTGTAAAGCTCCATGAACAGTAAGTTCAGGCTTTGGTTGTAATTTTGCTAAATCTCTTTTTTGTTTAGCTGATAGTTTTTTTCTTTTTCTATGTTCTTTAGGAGTAAAACCACCACTTAATCTTTCATATAATGTAGGTTCCTCTACAGCACCATATCTTAATAATTCTTTTTTTGGTTTAGATTTCTTTTTTTTATCTTTTGCCACTTACTATCTCAACCATTTCTTGACTACTTCAACAAAATGTTCAGGGTCACCTTTACCGCCTTCACTATTGTAATACTTTTTCCAATAAGCGGCTTGTCCTTCAACTGTGCTAGGCATCTTCTTAGGAACTCTCCAATACTTTAACCGACAATGAACTATGCCAGCTGCTATATTCTTTTCTAATATTTCTGCCCATATTCTTTCATCATAATTTTGCCAATGCTTTACATCTACTAAAGTTGCTTCTGCACATTTTTTCATTAATTTAGGACGATGTTTAAGATAGTGTGCTAAGTTATCTACACATGTTGCCGGCTCTACTTGCCAGAAACTTCTAGCGGGGCCGTCGCCCATTTGCCTAATATACTCATATCTTGACTCAACAATCCCAGTAGCTACGACTAGATTTATAGCATCTTCAGATGCATACTTTTCGCCTAACTTAGAACAAGTATCGGTCACTAAAGAACGAATCTGCTTAACACTAATCATATTAAGCCACTATCCAACTTTTTGCTTTTCTCGTTGGCTTGAACCATCTCTTTTTTTCCTTATCACGTTTCATATTTGGTGGAAACGAATGCACTTGAGAATAATAAAGACTCTCTATTGTATCGTCATGAGCCATTTTAGGGCCAAAAGTAACAATTTCGTTAATCAAATCAAACATATTTTTCCTCAAATGCACCGTTCCTGTACTAAAACGAGCCGAAAGACCACTATAAATGCGATTACGCTTGTTAGTTCCGCCTGGTTTCTCTGGAATTACGGCTATATCGAACCTATTTAGTCGTCTTCTTTCATCATTTAAGGCTTGAAATATAGACCTATTCATGGCAACGTCCTCAACTGTGGATGATGTGCAGTTATATTTCTGATGTAATTCTAGTATATAATCCACTACACCCTTCTTACCAATCAAATCACCTGTGCCGGGAGATTTACTACCAATCGTAGGAACACTTCTATGTCTTTCATATTCGAGTACATATATTTCATTATTTGTATCTACTGCAATTACCATAATTACTGAGAAGTCAGCATGCTTTGTATCAATATCTGTGGCTGGGTCGCATCCTATAAATGTATTAACAGGTACTTGTTCCCCATCTTTTACAATATAATTCACCCCATCTTCATTCTGATAGTATCCATCCCAATAACTAACATGTTGTCTTGTCCATACTGCATCTTCATCACTCATAACTTCCATCATGTATTCTTGGAAATACTTCTGTGGTTGACCTGAATCTGAATAAAACTTCTTCTTCTCTTTTAACTTCTTCTTACTAAAGAAAGAAGGCCATAATGAAGAGCCTTCACTAGTTAAAGCCTTATATGTAATTACATTCCAAGCAAAATCTTTATTTTCTTTTTTAGCTTTAGAATGACTTGTAAGAAGATTGTTAATAAAGGAATCATAATGTACGGGAGTGCCATTAACGCGGAGCCGACCAGTATGAGGCTCAAGCGCGGGATAAACAACAGCAGTGACAAGATTTGCATTTTTATCCCTTGCATCCCTTGTAATTGTATTTGCTTCATGTTCAAAGTCATCCAGTACTATTAAATCATACCTTTTATGTAGTTTAGCTCCTCCACGAATACCAGACACGTTAGATTTACTAATTAGTTTACATCCATTTGTCAGCTCAACATCTTCCTCTGTCCATTTGCTACCTCTCATGTTACCAAAATAATACTTTATTTTATCATTATAATCAAGGTGATGTTTAATATAATCCATATTACC